AGGGGTAAAAACCAAACATGAAAAAATACTATTAAATTTACATATATTGAATTAACAATTTAGATAATCGTGATTATGAATTACTTTCATTTTTATCTCACCATCAGGATGTAGTGTATAAATCATTTTAAGCGATTCTAATAAGACATCTAATTCTTGTTGATTAATTGTATAACCATACACCTCTAACCTCGCTAAAACCTCGCTATTTTCTTTCTCCTCTCCTTGTATTTGCCAATGAGATGATATTTCAATTAACACATCATTTTCTAATGGATTAATATTTTCTCTTGGTGTGGATATTAAATTTCTATTGTACTCTTTTAAATTCTTTATAATTGTTTTCATTGTATTAAATTTATCGTTTATTTTTTCTATATTTCTCTAATATATGCTGAGGAATATAACTTGATTTTTTATTTGTTCTGCCATTCCAACTATATACTTGTTGAAATTCAGAGCAAGGAATATATCTAACTTTTTTCTTCATTGTTTATTAAATTCATATATTCGATGTTTCGATTTCTTCTATATTGTTTTATAGTCCACTCAACACTTCTGTCAGTATTGAATTCTTTGATATACTCATCACTATTAAATTCTTTAATAATAAAAATGTACTTATGCATTTTGCTTTCTGTACTCATGCTCTAAATTAGTGTGGTAAACCTCAAGTTTAGCTTCTAATTCTTGAATTCGTTTTTCATATTCCACATTCTTTTCTGTGGCATTATGCAGAAGTTGTCTAAGGTGGTTTATTTCCACTCTTACAATATCAGGAGTTCGTGTCATTGATTTCTGTTTTACTATTTAAAAATTCTATTGTGCCAAAGATAAAATCTTCTTTAGCTTCTTTACTTTCAAAACTGCTTGGTACTCTTAACCAATACTGAGTTTTGTCTGTCGTAAAAAACGACATTAATATTTTGCCTAATGTTCTCATATTCTTTGTTGTCTTCGTTGAAATTCATATCTAAGAGCATGAAGATAATCTATATCTTTTCTATTGTAACTACAATATTTAATAGCATCCTCAGCTTCAATTAGGTGGTCCATTAAATCACCCAATTCCATTTCTTTTAATTCTTCTGTTGTTTTCATTACATTCTTAATTTAATTTGATTATATACTTTGTTTGCTATGTCTTCATATTCTTCTGCTTCTAAGTTATGCCCAAAATCTTCAAATATTCTCGGCATAATCATTTGCTCTGACATATAGTCTATGATGCCATCTGCAAGTTCTATTATTTTTTCTCTTTGTTTCATATTATATAGTTTAATCGTTTATACAATAATGTTCCATAATATTACCCTCATCATCAACTATATCATAAGAACAATATTCGCAAGTAATATATTCTTTTTTCATTTCTTTTTCTTTTTAAATGTTTCATCAATCAATTGGATGTTTTTCTTTGCTATCCAATCAAAGTCGTTACGATGAAAGTATCTGTTCTCATCGTATCTTTTTAAGGTTGCTTTTAAATTTGCTTTTTTCATTGTATTGTATTTTGTTTTATAATATTAATAAATTTTTTCCAACTGACCAAATCGGTCAATTTAAAAGGGGAGTTTCCTCCCCCTGTTTTACTTATGCCTTTACCCAATAAGTGTTTGCTCTGTATCCTCCACAATTCCAAGAATCTAAATGAACACGATTAACAATAGAAGTTAAATGACTTCTCGTACTAATTATGTATTTACCTCTTGGTTTCGCAGGAAACTCAGCAACTCTTATGGTTTTATTATTACAATTTCTTACAGGTTTTTGTTTTTTCCAACCTATGCTTTCTAAATAACAACCATAATTAGCTTCAGTATTTGGCATCTGAAGTGTCTTTTTAGACAACTCCATTAAATCATTCCAAACCTCAATGTAAGGTTTTTGTGTAGCATGAGCAACTGCTCTAACCACACAATCTCCAACATACATATTCTTTTTGGTTTGACTTTTTTTGGTGAATAGCTTTTCTCTACCACCAAATGATTTTCTAAACTTAATTGTTTCCATGTTTTTGGTTTTTAGTTAAACGATATTTCAATGAACTTCATTCAATATAGTAATTAATATTCCAACTGACAAATAAATGTAGAAATATAACAAAAGTGGTGTTTTTTGTTACAAATACAACATTCTGTTATTTTACAAAGTAACTACCATGAGGTACTGAACGAGTTAATAAATATTGAACTGCATACCTTGTAGCATCAATGCCATGATTAAATTTATCAATAGGAATAGCACCTGTTAGCTTCCATGCATAGTTATTAAATTCACGAATTAAATTGATACTTGAATTGTCAATCACTATTTGATAATCTTGCATTAAACTAATTCCTGTTAGAATACTTCCTTTTCTTTTTATTGTTGGCACAATATTTAATCCTTTCATTTTTAATTCAGTCAAAAGTCGTGGCTCACTATTATCAGCTACGATTAAATTCTTACCAGCATGTCTAATACATAAGTCATACATTTGACTTGTCGTTAAACCTTTTTTATAAAAGTGTTCTTTTAACCAAATAATTTTGCTAGTTTTATCAATCGCAACTTCCGATAAGCAATTTTCATCCACCGAAAATCCAAAGTCCAATCCGAATATTGAATCTATTTCCCCATTGAATTTACCTATATTCCAATGAGTAAATATAACTCCCTCTGCTCTTTGTAACCACCCACCCATTATTTGATGCTTATATTTCTCAGGTCTTCTCACTTTCATATCTTCTATCTGTGCCACAAACGATTCAGATAAATGTTCTTTGTTATCTAAGTATGTAGTATGAATATAAGTTATATCATTCTTATTGCCATTAAATCCATCAGGAATACCTCTATTCTGAAAGAATCGTTGATATATCCAATTCTCTTTTGTAGTAGGGTTTAGAATTAATATACATCTATTCGGCACTTCTTTTGCTCTAATACTAAAATCTATTTTATCAAAACTCTCTTCATCTGTTAATTCTTCTGCTTCATCTAATACGAATGTAGATACCCCTTGAATTGATTTTAGCTTTGCAGTTTGGTCGCCACTACTTGTTCTAATACCACTAAAGTATATTGAACTGCCTGTTAAATTGTTTATGATTTCTGTTTTAGTTATTGTGAATTGTTGAGCAATACCCATTAACTCTAGCTTCTCAATGAATTCAGGGATAATTGACATACCTGCTGAAGTCATCGTAAAACGAGTAAACAATATTCTATGCCCTTTTTCAAAGGTTAGTAATACTAAAAAGGTATTGACTGCAAATGACTTCCCACTACCACGACCCCCCGTCACGACAAAGTATCTATTCTTTGAATTGAATAGAGCTTGATACTTTTTATTTAGATTTAGATTCCTCATCTATTTCTGCTTCAATATCAATAGTATCTTCTTTTTTATCTAAGAAGTTAATAACAGGAATGTTCACTTCTGTTTTAATATCCATTTCTTTTCTTTCTTTTGGTTTGCCATATTTATACTCCCAAAGTAACCTCATGTGTGGAAAACTTTCCTTTGACATCTTGGCAAGTTCTAACCATGCTTTCTCTTCGCTTCCAAATACTTTTTTCATACTTTGTAAAGCAAAACTACTTAACTTCTTTTCAGTCGCTTTAGGTTTTCTCCCTTGCCCTCTTGAGATGCCTTTGACTGCACCATTGTTTCTGCGACCATCAGGTTTCTTTTTATTGTCTTCTAATTCTTCCATTGATTTTTACTTATTAATTGTGATATAATTGAATAGTTACCTAAGTCCTGAAACGTATCAACTAACGATTCATTATTAGCTTTTCGATTCTTAATGATTAAGTTTTTCCAACGACTTATCTTATCATTCATTCTAAACCATAATCCAGATAAAGCAAACTTTTTGCCCTCTTCGGTGTTTAAGTCAGCACCTGTACTTATATTACTTATGCCATAATCTAATTGTTTTTTGGCAAACAATTCAAATTGCTCTAACATAATAGATTCATAATTCTTATATAAGTTAGGAGATTCCTTTTTTAACAAGTTCCTGTATTTGTTCTTCATATCTTTTTACTTTTTGTTTTATTTCTTTATTATGTAATTTATGTATTAACTCTAAAACACTATCGACACTTGCTTTATTTAAAACATCTGCTTTTAGTTTTATAAAATCTCTTCTGCTTTTATAGTCGGTGTTATCCATTTTCATAACAACTACATTTAGCATTTGATTTAATTTGTTATTGAATTTAATATAACTTTCAAAATTCTTGATATAATGTATAATACTAGCATGATTTATTGATTTATTGTTTTCATAGAAAAACTCTGTGATTTCTCTGTATGTCATCTTTTTATGTTTTCTTAATATATAACATAATAAAGCCCTAGCTTCAACATACTCTCTTTTACGAGTATTGTCAAAGATATTTATTTTAGATAGTATGATAATCTCATTAGCTATCTGCTCCTTTGTATTCAACATAACTTCTTGTTCTTAACGATTCTTTATATTCATTTATTGCTTTTACTATTCCACTACAACATTCATATTCTTCTTG